GTTGCTTACAAACAAAATCTTTTTGGAAAAAGAAGGAGGGGGATTTGCACATTACAATCCTACTGATAAATTTAAGTACATTGAGACAGTCACCACTGCCCCACCTCCAACTTATACCATGACTCGCGTTGGCAAAAATGCTTTATCGTCCAGATCTGTTGTTTCAGCCCCTGTAGCTCGTAGTGTGCGTGTCAAAAACTCTAATAAACCTAGAATGTCTTCTTCACCTTCTGGGGTTATTGTGCGCCACAAGGAGCTTATAGGGGGGGTGTTCTCTAGCTCAACCACTCTGTCATTTTTGGCTCGTCGGTACATTATCAATCCTGGTAAGTCTGACACCTTCCCTTGGTTGTCTCAGCTCGCTTCTAATTTCGATAAGTATCGGCTGCTGAGTCTGAAGGTGTCTCTTGTGTCTAATCAACCTACAACCACTGCTGGGCGTATTGGGGTTGGAATTGATTATGATAGTACCGATCCTTTGCCATCTGACAGATTGGAGTTCTTCGCTTTATCTCACCATGCGGAGTGTGCCCCTTGGGATTCAGTTGATTTCACTTTCCCCTTCAAACCTGAGGAGAAGTTTGTCAATTCCCACACATCCACTGATAGTAAGCTAATCGATTGTGGGCAGCTTATTGTCATGTCGGACCAAATTGTGGCCACTGATGCAAATATGGCTGATATAATTGTCGAGTATGCCGTAGAGCTATTTGAACCGCAACAGGGCATATACCAGTCCATGTTCTGGTATGGGCTCAACAGTTTACCTTCAGCTTTTACGTTTATTGGTCCTGTTATTGGTAAGTTTACGTCTTCTGCGTCAACCACTGTTTGTACTTTGGATTTACCCATCGGTAGGTATTTTATAGCCACTGAGCAGTACGATGTCGCCCCTTCTCATATAACCTGCACTCTAACGATACATGGTGGTACAGGTTATGGGGGACCGTTTTCTGCTGGTACTACCAGTGATGTGACTGTTGCGCTTGTCAATGTGACGTCGGCCGATGGTCAGGTTACGTTCACCTATTCTGCTTCTACTGGGGGGTGTGAACGCCTCAATGTGGTGGTCAGTAAGGTGGCCGGGCCTATTGGAACCATTTGGTCTTCTGTTACACATTCTAGTGCTTTGACTACTTACTAGGTTTTCTTGGTTTGAGTTTAACCTTAAAACTCACATCTAGCCGTATGTAACGGTTATTCAACAAAGACTTGCCTGGATTGGATGCGTAGGCTTTTTAGGGTGGTACGGCTATTCCAGGGGGGAACTTGTCTTTGATTTGATAAAAAGATGTTTATTTGCTTTCTGTTGTTGGTTTGTTCCATGTGTGCGCATGGGGCGGTCGTAAATATACCAGCCATC